GAGATTGGAGATACTAGCTCGGGCGTATGTATTAAGGAGTTTATTATGAGAACTGTACACTATGTAGGAATGGACGAAGCAACCTACCAGCGGGCTCGTAGAGTTTGGGGTGGTCCTGCATACTATCACAAATGGATGGATGATCGTGTCTGGACTGAAGTTGGTGATAGTGATGTCGTTGTTGTAGGTGATCCTAAGTACCACAAATATGTTTGGGATGCTTCAGCTGTTCCATCAAAATACACTGAATAAAAAAAGGGCCGCGAAAGCGGCCCTAAGTTTTTTCCGTAACTCTTAATCTTATGTCAAGATGTTGTCTACACGGAAGATTCTGTAGTACTGGTTAGACTTAGCAGCTGCCAAACCATCTGCAGGTGTGCTACCTACGAATGGGTTAGATGCCATGCCATAACGAGTTTTAAACCCGATACGTGGCTGGAAGTCATTCTCACCAACTGCACGTACCATTGTGAGCGGTACGTATGGGCAATAGAACAGACCTGCATCAAATGCATTCTGACCTTTGTAACCCAAAGTGTAGTACTGGTTAGTTGGATCCGCAAAGTATGGATCGATGTATACTTTGATACGACCGTTCAATACACCTGCGAAAGTATTACCAGTGTCATCCACTTGCAAGTTGTTGTTAAGTGCAGGAGTATAATCAAGAACACCTGTCATCTGAAGTGCTGAAGCAACGTCAGAAGAAGTGATCATGATGTTACCCTTCCCTCTACGAGTGTCTAATGCAATTGCGTTAGCATCTCTCTCGATTTGGAACATGAGACCCTTGAACTTCTCTGCCATCCAACGACCGTTTGAGTCGGTGTCAAGATCGAAAGTACCCTGTGTAGTAACGTTCTTCTGTGCACCTGCAGTTGCAGAGTAGTTAACAGTACGAACAACTTCACGGTTGATCTCTGCAAGAATTTCTGAAGAAAGAATGTTAGAAAGTTCTTGCTCTGCATCCAGACCATGAATTGCTTTAAGGTCTTGTGCAAGTTCCATTGTGTATTCTGCTTTGAGTGCACGAGTAACTGCTGTTACTGATACTTTCTCAATTGAGAATGCCATTTCAGGGAAGTCGTTACCTCTGTCCTTACCCAAACCTTCTGCTTGCGCAGTGTTCATACCAGTTGCAACAGTATATCCAGAACCTGATGCACGATCATTAGGATCGGTACCAGTTGGAGCTGCTGAACCATCAAGGGTAGTCCCACCAACTGCCGCAGTGTTACCTGCAGGAACTGTTGAGAAACCAGTGTCTGCTTCGTTAAACAAAGCTTCTGTGCCTGATTGGTTAGTGTAACGTGAACGCATTGCAAAGATAAGACCAGTTGGTCCAGACATAGGTTGTACACCTGCGATATCATATGCAATCAGATTAGGCATAGAACGACGCACAAGTGAGATCAGAACAGGATCGAAACCTGCTACAGGACCACTTGCAGTTGCACCTGCACTAAATCCACCAGTACCCGCTGCTACTGTTGGAGTTTCTCCCAACAGAGTAGGGGCACCATATCCACCCATTTGTTCTGCCTGTTCACGGGCAGCGTGTTCTTGGTTTTCCAAGAGTTGAGCAACTACTGCTCTCTTATGTTGATCTTCGATCTTTGGAAGATCAGCATGTTCGAGAACTGGTTGCCACTTTTGCTGAAGAGTGTCAGTTGACATGTTTTTCTCCTTCGGTTATTTACCTTTAGTTATATTTATATAAAATTACTTCTTGATACTTCTAGAGATAGCATCCATGTACTGTCTCATTCCCGGATCAATAGCAACCGCATCTGACTGTCCGTCTTCGAAAATCTCTACGGGTTCGTCATCAACTGCATTGTCTACGTTAGAGACTTCTTCCTCAACTGAGAAATAGGACTCTTTGATAGTCTCAAGTTTTTCTTTGTAGTCTTCTGCAGTCGAGAATTCTACTCCTTCAGAGAGAGATTTTAACTTCTCTGCTTGAGATTCGGTTAGACCTTCGATTACGTCATCAAAAACTGATGATGCAGTGGTTTCTTCAAGTTGCTTTTTCAACTGAATATTTTTTTCCATCTGCTCGTTCACTTCGGTCTCTAGTTCCTCTACCTTAGTTGCTAACTCGTCAACTAGGTCTACTTTTTCTTCTGGGATATCAATATAGTTTTCTGTAAACAGATTACGCAGACCAACCATGAAGTTCTCGACAATTTCAGCACGAATGCCTTGCTCAACTGCGAGTTCATTTTCCTTCATCCACTCTTCTGCGACATACTCAAGATAGTCGTCGAGTTTCTGTGACATTGACTCTACGATGTCTTCTTTTTCTGCTTCAAGTTCTGCTTCCATGTCAACTGTTACGTTTTCAAGGATTTCATTTACTTTAGAAACAACAGCAGCTTCAAATACTGTAGTTGCTTTAGAAACAAATTCTTCTGATAGATCTTGTCCACCAAAAATAGCACTGATGTCTTCTGAAACATTTAGATCTTCTGCGGTGATCTGCTGAATCTCTTTGATTGATGTTACTAAATCAGTTTCATCGATTTCAACATCTTCACCATACATTGCCATGATTTTACCATAGCTTGATTTGATCTGTGCTTTAGATCTACCTTTCATTGCATCTACCACGGCATTAATCATTCCGACTTTAGTGCCCGGTACTTTAATGTTAGATGAACCTTGTGCCATACCTTTTTTAGGATCTACTTTCTTTCCGTCTCCACCCGGTGCCTTTGCATCTTTTGCAACAGGATCAGGAATTTCTGACGGATCTCCCATAGATGCCTTTTTTGCTTCGTCGAGATCTTGTTCTTGAATCTCTAACTCTGCGTCTTGGACTTCTTGATCAAAGTCCTGTGTCTGAACTTCTGACATTGGATCACTCCTCTGTGTGTTATTTTATTGTTAATATTTATAAAAAACTAAAGTTTATTAAGAAAATCTCTAAAAACTCTTAATTGTGCTTCTTCAAGATCTTTCTTACTAGACTTTTGAATTTCTTCCTTATAATCAGCAATCTGTGCCTCACGAATAACACCGTTATCCCATACCCATTCCTTTCCTTCCATAATGCCATTTACAAATGCGTCAGGTGCTGATGGATCGGCAACTATATCTGCGGCAGTCGCAAGATAAAAATCTGACTGCACTACACCAACACCATCTCTAGATGGTTTCACTGTTCCCATCCCACGTGAAGAAACACCTAACTGCCCACCATCTTTGATCAATGATTCAACAATTTTTCCGTATGGTGTTTCTGTCATGATCTTTGCTTTACCTATAAAGTTAGAACCATCTCGTTCCAACTTAGTAATCATGTGTGAAACTCTTTCGAGATTGATAGTCGGACCACTTGGATGCCCGAGTTCACCGTATGCACGGTTCTTTTCAATATACTGCTCGTTATATCTTTTAACTTCTTTTTCTAGCACGTCAGCAGGATACATGCGACCATTACGGTTTTTGATGTCACCCTGCATAAAGACACCTTCGATGAAGAGGTTTTTCTTACCAGTTGCTTCATCTAATGTTTCTGTGACGTAGTTGACTTCTTCGTTTACTTCGCATATAAGTTTCATGTTAGTTCCTACTGATTGTCGTAATATGTTTTAGAGAGTTCACCACGTACCGTAGTCTCTCCGGTTTTTCTGCACTTAACATAAATCTGTTCTGTCACCCCTGATGGTCTTGTAAAACTTCTCACACCACTTGCAGTTGTTCCATTTGCATCTGAGTATGTGTCAGATGCAGTTGCGGCATTATCATATTCCCATATGCCACCAGACCCTGCTACTGCGACAAATGCCATATTACTTATTCCCACCAAATGCAAGATCCATCAACTTAATAATTGCTGATGGTGATTTCTGTATGGCATCGATCATTTTCTTTTTATTCTGATCGTTTACTTTATTATAAACTTGAACCATTGCATTAGCAGTTTGCATATCAATTAACTGTGTGCTACCGTTGTCAAACTTAACTTTCTTAGCACCCTTAGTCTTTTTAATATTTTGAATAGCATCCCAGACAGAACCTTCCGATAACTCAGAGTCCTCGTCTTCTTCGGTATACTCAGTTTCTTCTTTTTGAATACTACCATCAAAAACGTGATTTTGTCCCGGAACAGGTGTGTAATCTGTTTTCGAAACAGTATGCATATTTGCAAAATCTTTTTCGCCTTTAGCACGAGGTTCAAGTGTATCCTTGTCTGATCCTTTGCCTACAACGTAGTCCTGTGCAGGAGCTGCGTTTTCACGGACAAACTTACTGAACTTCTTGATCGACATCTTCTTCCCCTTCGGTTTCTAGTTCTTCGTCTGAGATTTCAAATTCTTCTTCAGGTTCTTCATCTGACATAAAATTTGCAGCGACACTCATTTTTTTAAGTTCAATTTGATCTCTAACTTTCTGTGTTAGCATAGCGTCAATTGCACTTTTAAAGTCACCTGCTTGCCCACTCATTGCCATACGAATAGCATCTTGTGTTGTTACGTCAGTCATAATAATCTCCTGTAATATATTTGTTACACACTATTTATACATTTTCATCATCTTGAGAATTCTGATCGTTATATTCGTCGTCAGTACCCTCTTTGGACATCTCTTTGTCCAACTGTTTAATATCTTCATCCGTCTGCATTAATACATTCTTACGCACCCACGCAATAGAATAATATCTACCAACATATTCATCCATGTCTCTGAGGATGTTGATTCTGTTTTGCAACAATTCTGCATCTTTTAATTCAGAGAAATGGTTATCTTCCAAAAAGTCATAGTATATTTGAGGTTTGATTTCATTCCATTCTTCTTTAGTGATTACTCCCTTGAGTAGAAGTTGTTTTTCTAATAGTGTATTAAACAATTCACTGAATCTATTTCTCAATCGATTCACAAATTTTGAAAACTTCAATTCATCACGAGTGATTTCTGACGAACGTCCCAAGTTAAACTGTCCATCTGCTTCCATACGAGATGTCGGAACATTTAATGACTCATAGAGTTTTTTGCGGAAATACAAAACGTCTTCGATCTCACCAAGGTTTTGTCCACCCGGCAGTGTAGAAATTTCAGTTCCTTTTCCACCTTCCCGACGAGGTAACCAATAGTCTTCAAGCATTGTGAGAAACTTGCGATCATCTCTAACTTCACCAGTGTTAGCATCATAGACTAACTTATTCTTATGCTTAGTCATCATATCACGCAAATACTGTTCTGCTTTTGCTTTAGGCAAGTTACCAACATCGATATAGAAGATACGTCTTTCAGGTGCACGTGCGAGACGGTAGATGACTGTTGCATCTTCTAGCATACGGAGTTGATTGAGGGGTTTGATTGCTTTGTGCAGATGAGAGAGAACCATAGTATTCTTCTGATCCATCAGTCCAGAGTGTGTGTATGCAATAGATTCAGGTGCAACTTTAACACCTTGATTCCCTGCGTTGACACCTTTTGATGAATAGATAAAATATTCATTATATCTCTTGGCAATCACTTCTTTTTGAGCTACTGCTTGCTGATTCTTCTTTCTCTCTACACGAATTTTTTTAATTTTACGTGGATCGATATATCTAAGTTCTTTAATACCGTCTCTTGGTTTTTCTTCGTCCAACATGATGTGATAGTATATACGACCATCCACATACCAGTTTTTAAAGATTTCGTATCCACGGTTATTGAAATTCAATAAAGATAAAATTTCATCAAACTCTTCTGTGATCCGAGTTTTCATACCCGCACTTAATTTTTCGACATCATCGAGCACAATGTTAACTGGGTTTTCGTGTTCGTCGGTAACAATACACTCATTGATAATATCATCAACAGCACGTTCACATTCTGGTTGAAATGCCATTTCACGATATCTAGTGATTAATGCGGATTCTGTTTTTGCTGTGCCATCTAAGTCTACGGTAGTGCCAAAAACACCACCTTCATTGACAGTGATAGCACCGTCAAGGTTTTGCGGGGGAGCAAAACTTTTGATGGATGGTTTGTCTTTTTCGGGGTCATCTTTCCCGATTTTAAAACCAAATAATTCGATTGCCATAATAGATCCTTTGCGAAAGTTGTGGGAGCAACAGTACTATTTATTACTCCCACATCACGATCATTTTCGATTAAACCGCAATACTACCAGTAGTTCCACCAGAAACTTGCCAGTAATCGTATGCCCAAGTTACATCAAACGTCTCTACTGAATCCGCAGTGTCCCAATCTACAGTAATTGCTTGGACATCTAAAGGATAAAGACCAACAAAATCATATACTCTGAGGATTTCACCTGTCTTGCCATAGTGAGTTACTTGTGCAGTTGACTTATACAAGTTAGGTGCTGAACCACCTGCGGCATTAAGATTGCCCGCATGTGTATTGATTGCGTTAGACCACTGTTCCAATGCATTTCTGATTGAAAAATCTTCATCATTAATGATGGTTGTTTGCCAATCCGCAAATGTTCTAGTACCTGCAAGTTTAATCTTTCTGCCAAAATATCCCTGTTCAATCGTTGTTAGTGTCGATGCAGGGATATTTGATGCTTTCACCATAAATGGTGTAATCGCATCTGCCGCTCCATTGATAGGATTCGTAATTTGCACTTGGAAGAGTGATGGTCTAGCACCACCACCCTTTAGAGCACCTGCAAATTCGTTTACGTTAAACGCCATTTTAGTTCTCCTGTTTTATCTCTATTTATCCCGCACGTCCAACGACTTCGGAGAATTCTACTCCGGTTCTTACTGCGACAAAGTTAAGTTGGATAAAGTTGATAGAACGAGCAGGTTTAATGTAGATATCACCCACGAACTCATTGCGGTCAATTACTTCACCTGTATTGTTTGTGCCGTCACAAACCACTACAAAGTCAGTGATACCACGTCTACCTTGTACGTCACGCAAGAACGGTTCTACTAAGTTCTTGAACTGTGAACGTGTAAACTCATCGTTAAACTCAAACAATGTAAACTTAGCTGCCGTTGAAATTGCTTTTTCCAAGACGATAAACAGTCTACGAACGTTAATCCTGTCGAAAGCAGATGGTTTGCTCAACATTGTCTTGTCACCAAACAAGACTGTGCCTTGTCCGGGGAATGTTACGACAGGGTTGATACCTTTTTTGTACAACTGATCTCTATCTGCTTTAGTTGGATTGAATGCTAACTTAATTGTATTCTTAACATTGCCTCTATTAAATCCTGCAGGTGAGTACCATGGGTCACGAGTTAAATCAGTTTGTACCATTAAACCTGCAGTATCTGCATTGAGAGGTACCCAACGGTATACATCGTTATACTTATCGTACTGATACTTCCAACCAGAATCCATAACGGAATAAGAAGATGATGGTAACAAATCACGATATGCGATGATGTCATCACGTTCTTTTCCATCATATGCATTATTGTTTACACAATCTGCTTTTTCTGGTGAGATAACTGCAACACAATCTTTTCTTGAACCTGCAATACTTGTAATTAAGTGTGTGGCAAGTGTCTGGTTTGCGTTACCACCAAGGATCAATGAAATGTCGACAGACTCTGCGTCTTTGAACAAATTATAACCTGTGATTTTTTGAGCACCCGTGATATTTGTTCCATTCGCACCGTAAACAAAACTATTAGTTTTTGG